AGTCCATTATCCCAAATCCATTCTCTTCCTTCCATAATACCTTCTACGAAAGCATTTGGTGCGGATGGATCTGCAACAATATCTGCTGCGGTTGCAAGATAGAAATCTTTTTGTACAATTTGAGAGTTCTTTTGATCTGGTTTTAATGTTCCCATTCCCCTTGAAGAAACGCCTAATCTTGCACCCTCATCAATCAAACACTTAACAATTTGTCCATTTGGTGTATTTAAAACTTTTGCACGCCCAACAAAATTCTTACCTTCTTTAACCAAAGAGGTAATCATATGCGATGCACGATCTAAATTAACTGTCGGGCCGTCAGGGTGTCCAAGTTCTCCAAATGCACGTTTTGGTGTAACATATTCGTTGACATATCTATCTACTTCTTTTTCAAGAACATCTAAAGGGTATACTCTACCATTTTTATTCTTCTTTTCAGACTGCATGAAGATACCTTCAATGAAGTACTGTTTAGGTTTTGCACCTTCTTCAATTAATTCATACTCAACAGATTCTTGTAATTCGCAGATTAGTTTCATTTTTCTATTCCTTTAATAAGTGAATTATCCAGCTGCTTGTGCGGCAGCAGCTCTATCAGCTGCCCAATCTCTATCATCCTGAGACATTTTTTCTCTCTTCTTCCTCATCTCATCTCTATGTTCTGCATCTTGTTTTCTTTTTCTCTCTGCTTTTTTAGCTTGCAATCGATGTGGATCTTGTGTTCGGTCTGCTGCAGCTTTACGATCAGATGCCCAATCATCACTTAAAATACTAACCATTGCTTCTTTTTGTTCTTCATTCATATATTTGGCAGAATTAATTGTGTTAATTAACTCTCGTTTTTCTTTTTCAATGTAAAATTCTCTAATTGTGGACATTTTTACCTACTTTGCGTTACTGAATGCAAAATCCAAGATTTTCAAGAACGATTTTGTATCTTTATTCATGTTATCTTGCATTTTTTTCTTATTAGAACTATTTAGTGAGTCAAAGGTTTTCAGAATAGTTTTTGCAGATTCGGGATCAATTGGAACCGATGTACCGCTTTTGAACTTAATATCCGCTTCTTTTTTCTTTTTTACAACTGATCTTAATTGGTTTACAACATCTTCCGTCAAAGGTTTTTCTGACCGAATTACCTCTTCGACTTTTCTTTCTTTAACAGGAAAACCTATTGATTTTCTAAACTCTTTATATGTTTTCATTATTATCTACTCGGGCCACCATCTGCAATTTTAGTATATGTTCCATTTGTTACATTTGCCAATAAAAATTGATCCGATTCTTTATGAATAACGGTTAATGTAGCAGCTGGTACAGTAACAGAACCTTGAACTGTTCCATCGGTTCCACCTTCAGTTCCATCATTTTTAACTACTGAAATAATTGAAATCGCTGATGCGTAAACCGCAACCGCCGTTGCTTTACCCAATCCTAAATTTGTAGCAGTTGTGGCAGTTTTTGCGGCTAATAGTTTCATTGTGTCTCCGTTGTTTCTGGTTCTGGTTCATTTATAACTTCAACCTCAGCAGGTGGTATTTCTTCGTTATCTGAAAATATTTTGGCAGAAATTTCTCGTTTTTTGGTTTCTAGTCCACCCACCAATTTATCCGAAATTATTTGATTAAATGCATCATGAACTTGTGTAGGGCTGTTCTTCATCGAATAATCTATAATATCTACCGTTTTAAAAGCTTTTTGTGTTGCTTGTTCTGCCATTTTTATCTCCAAAAAATTATCTATTAATATTTATAATCTTTTTAAGGTGTAAAACCCTAATATTCTTCTTCTCCACCTTCTTCACCTCCACCCTCTTCTTCTGCTTCTTTTGCAATCATTTCATCTTGTTTCTCAATTTCTGACGCTGTTTGTTTAAGAATATTTGCTCGAAACCATTCTTTAGAATAATATTTCCCAACATAATCTTCTGAGTTTCTTGCAAGATCTAAACGTTGAGACATGGTTTCTTGATGTTTAAATTCCGAATAATAATGATCCTTTTCAAACCTGTAATGAACCTTATCTCTGATCTTACTCCATTCTGCAGCCGTCATAACATTTTTCAGAATTAGTTGTCTTTCCATTATTTCATCAAATAAGAGAGAAAACCTTGTCTGTAATTTTTTAATAAATTTACTAAAAAGCAATTCATCTCTCGTAATTTCACTTTCTCTCCCCAAAGAGAATCCCGATTCTGCTTCAAGTCGTGAGACAGGAACATGCATTGCTTTGTATAATTTTCGTTGAAAGTACTCTACATCCTCCAATTGACCAAGATTTTCTCCGCCAGGAAGTGTAGTTATTTCTGTTCCTCGACCACCTTCTCTTCGTGGCAACCAATAATCTTCTAACATTGATTGGTGTCTGCGATCATCTTTGACTTCACCAGAATCCGAATCGTAAACCAATCGGTTCTTGTAACGTGTCATGATGTCACGAATATACTGTTCGGCCTTGAGTTTTGGTAGATTTCCTACATCGATATAGAAAATTCTGCGTTCTGGTGCCCGTGAGATACGATAGATAACAATCGCATCTTCTACCATTCGTAGTTGATTTAATGGTTTAATTGCCTTATGAAGATAAGACATTACTGCATTTTTTTGAGGATTTAATAAACCAGAAGTGGAATATGCAATACTGTCACCCGAAATTGAAATTCCACCAGAAGAACGTTTATCCAATCCAGATTCATTGTAAGTGTATGTTGGTATTACACTTACCTTTGCTTTTGTAGGATCAGTCGTTTTTTCTGTTTTGATATTTTTAACTTTTTTGATTTTTGTAGCGTCCAAACTTCGGAGTTCTACAATACCACGTTTTGGATCATTTTCATCTATCATAATATGATAATATAATCTTCCTTCAATGTACCATCTACGAAAAATATCATGACCATAATTATTAAAGTTTAGAAGATCCAATACAGTATCGAATTCTGTACGGACTTTTTTCTTGATACCTTCTGTGAGATCTGTTTTGTCGAGAACAACTGATACTGAAGGAAGGAGGTCATCAACAATAATAGCATCATTTACGATATTATCAATCGCAATTTCACAATCAGCCATTTGAGATATATCACGATATTTGAGAATAAGTTCTACCTCATTCTTATATTGTCCATCCATATCGAGAGAGTAACCTAATGCTCCCGCTCCCGATACCATTTGAGAACCATCATCACTTTCTGGAAGTGTAAATGCAGGAACATTAGCGTTTGCCAATTCCTGACTCTTTCTTTCAATCTTAAAACCAAATATTTCAAATGCCATAATTTATTCTCCTGTCCCTTTGCTTATTCATGATCATCATCTGCAAGTAAATGCGGAATTGGTGATCCAGGGCTGGGTACGTTCCCCCCAGGCATCCAATGATCATATGTCCACGTTACTGTATATTCTTCTATTTCACTTGCAGTTCCCCAATCAAGAGGAATTGCAGATATTGAAGTTGGAAATGCTCCATAAAAATGATAATGATGTTTATGTTCCCCATCTTTACCATATTGAGTTACTTTGATTGTTTCTTTATATGACGCCTGTTCACCTTCAGAAGAATCAAAACTCTTATTTCTTGTATTTAGTTTGTGTCCGGCGACAAGATCCATCCACTTTTCAAGTGCAATTCTAATTCCATAATCTTCATCATTGATAATAGTTGTATCCCAAGTATCAAAAGAACGATCCCCTGCAACTTTGAACGCTTTACCATGATAATAAACATCATAGGAACCAATAGTAGATGCAGGAATAGATGCACCTTTAACTAAAAATTTTGATATATTGCGTTTTTTAGGAGCTACTTTGGTAGGATAATGTAATTCTACGTCAAATAGGGAGGGACGAGCTCCCCCCTGTGATAAATTCGATTTGAAATTTGTTACTGAAAAAGACATTCATTATTATTTTATATTGTTTTAAATTATTATATACTATCGATTAAACTGGTACTTGAAGTTCCTGCGCCATGAGTCCAATAATCATACGCAAAAGTAACAGTAAATTCTTGAATTGCATCACTAGACCAATCTACAGGTATTCCAGATATTTCTGTAGGCCAGAGATAATCAAATTTATATGTTTGTTTTACTTTTCCATCAGTACCCAATTGTTGTACTTTTGCATTTCCATCAAACCACGTTCCGGCTGCAATTGGATCACCATAAATTGTATTTCTTGTACCATCCATTTTTCCAGACATTCCTCTCATCCAATGCATCATTTTATTTCTAATAGAAAAATTCTCATCGTTAATAACTGTAACTGTCCAGTTATCATATGTTCTAAATCCACTGTATTTGTATGCTCTTCCTGCATAATTTACTGGAAGAGGTGCAATATTTGCAGGAGGAATTGATGCGGCTTTAACAAGAATATTTTCATCATCTGTGAAAGACATTGTTTGAGAAGCTCCATTGATATCTATAGAATACAACGCAGGCCGTGCGCCACCGCCCGATGAGCTGATGTTAGATTTAAAACTTGAAAGTGAAAATGCCATTTTTAAATATCCTTATGTTTGAGTTGCATAACTACTAGTGCTTGGAGCTGTTCCACCAGCAAACGTATAATAATTATATGCCCAAGTTACATCAAATTGTTCTATGTCACTTGCAGTATCGTAACTTAGTGCAATTTCAGTAAGAGCTGTCGGCCAAATATCTACAAACGTATATGTCATAGTTGCCCTACCATCTTTTTGATAATGAATCAATTGGGCCGTTCCAGTTCCATGATCAGTTGCAGATAGGCCCTCATTAGAACTGGTTTCATTAATAACGTCCATCCATGTTTCAATTTCATTTCTAACATCATAACTTTCAGTATTTATGATAGTTGTAGATAAATCAGCAAATACTAGATCGCCAGGAATTTTTACAGTTCTGCCTAAGTATTGTCTTTCTATGGGAGTAAGTGTCAATGGTGGTATTTCAGACACGTTACAATATAAATGAGCGTTTGAAAGGGTGGATGAAACCCCTGATGGGGCCCCAGTTACTTTAAATTCAAATAAACTGGGACGAGCTCCTCCATATTTTAACTTACTCTTAAATTCTGAAAATTTTCCTGTCGTTGCCATTTGTTATTTCTCCAATAAACTTGTTTTAATTATTTATGTCCAAAATATTAAACAGCACCAACGATTTCAGAAAATTCCACACCACTTCTAACTGCAACAAAGTTGAGTTGAATAAAGTTGATAGCACGTGAAGGTTTGACAAAAATGTCACCTCTAAACGAATTGGAATCTACAACTTGT